TGTGAGCGGGATCGCCACCGCCTGCCGGAAATCGCCGGTCGGGTTCAGCATGGTCATCTGTTGGCCCTTGCTCGGCGGCGCATGCAGCTTTAAATCGCCCGCGATTTGCGCATAGGGCACCCAGGGGCCGATGAACGGCGCGCCGTCGTCGCCTTCGCCAAGCCGGACGCGCAGGCGCTGCTTTTTGGCATCGACCTCTTCGACGGTGCCGTGGCGCATCATGTTGGCGAACCGGCGCTCCAGTTCGGCAATGCGCACCACGAGTTCGGCAAGCTCGCGCATCGCCCGTCCTTAAGGCTCCTGCGGTCCAAGCGCGTCGCTCGCGCTGTCCGCATTTGCTTCGAACGTGCCGCCCGAAAACTTAAGCGTTGCGCCTACGAGCGGAGCTGCTTCCTCATCCGGCGTCGAGTCGTTCAGGATCAGACCAAGCCCGATGCCCCGAATATCCGTCAGCCCCAGCGCGACCCGGGCCTGCTGCCAGTCCGGAATGACCGTGCCGGCGATGAGTTGCCGCCAGTATCGGGCGATATCTTGGAGCTCGACGTCGGCTTCCATCGCGGTCAGGAGATCGGCCCACACACCGGTCGGTTCGGCGCCGGGGAGGGGTTCCGCGACCGGCTCCACTTTATATACCGCACGCAGCAGCGCTTGGCGGCGGCCCTTGTCGGCGATGGCGCCGCGGTCCCATTCGCAGAAGTCCTGCGGTCCAGTCCGAAACCAGAGCCTACGAAACAGCGAAGGCCAAACCGATGTTTCGGCAAGGAGCACCTTCTCGACCTCGTAGGCCAGGCTTCGCAGATACACCTCGTTGCCTTCGTCCGAGGCCGGGATCCGGATTTCGGTCTCGCCGGCATCGACGATGACCGCCTGCGCCACGAACATGTCGATCGACAGTTCGATGACCTGCGGCGCGCTGAACAGCTCACGTCCCGTAACCTGCCGCTTGCCGCTGTCGCAGTAGATCACAATCACCGGCGCCCCCTGGTCGCGCAGCGCATCGAACGGTTCCACCGCGCTGTCGAACACGGCCTGACCCGCGGAGGTCCTGCCTTTGAGCGCGCGCAGCGCCACGATCTTGATTGCCGCGACTGCAAGGCTCATGTCGTGATCCGTATAAGCGACAGAAGAACACGCACGAGGCCATCGCTTTCCACGACTGTGATCTCGAAGGCCGGCTGGTCCGGCCGATCGAGCAGGATCACGCGATCACCGACCTTCGGCCACTCGCCGCCAAGCCTCGTCGTATCGATGCTGGCGATGGTGTCGGCCATCACAATGGCGCGGTCGAAGTCGCGACCCACCGCATTCTGGACCGTACGCATGCGATCCGGCCGTTCGGTGATGATCGCGAGCACTTGCCGTTCGGCGCGATCCGGATCGGGCGCACCTTCCGCATAGCCGCCCGGCCTCGTCGGCACGAGGCTGATGGTTTCGGCAAAGACAGCGTCAAGCTGGGGCTGCCGCGAACTCCATGCCTCAAAGAACTTCGACATCGGCTCAGTGGTGCAGGCCTTTGATCAGCGCCCGCGGTCGAAGGCACAGCGACAACGGATTGGTCTGCATTTCGAGGCGAATGGACTTGTTGTTGTCCGACGGGATCGCCTTGGCGTAGCGCGGCAGACCAAGCGTGTTGACGGTCTCGATATAATCCGCTGGCGCAAAGAACGTCTTGAACAGGTTCGGTGTGCCCAGCGGGAAGAAGTGCGCCTCGTTGGGATCGATAAACGGGGTTATGGTGTCGCCCGCGTCGGTGCCGCCACCGATCCAGCCGCGGTAATTTTCGAAGGTGATGCCGCCGTATTTAAGCGTGGAGAACACCACGCCTTCCCGCAGTCGGACACCCTCCTGGTAGCGATAGGTATCGCGCACCTCGGCGTGCTCGATCAGGTCGTCCCAGAAGGTGTCGCCGCAGAGCGCATAGACGCTGGTGAAGGCAACCCCGCCAAGCGTTTGCGACATGGTGCGTACCAGCTGACTGCACTTCTTGCGCACAGCTGTGTTGGCGCTGCCGAGAGCGAAATTGACCGGCGCGACCGCAGTAACGCCGAATTCCGAATAGAGGTCGTAGATCGTGTTACCGTCGCGGTCGACGATCAAACCCTTGATGGCGCCGACCCGCTGGAATTCGGTCGTGACGTCGAGCTGAGCTGTGAACATCTCCATGCGGCCTGCGAGATAGGTCTCGACAGACCGGGACTGCATCTGCGGTCCGAATTCACGGACATTTTGCACTTCTTCAGCCAGCACATTGTCGTCCAGCTGATAGTGCGGGACTTTTAAGATCCGGGCCCGCCGCAAAGGTTTAGGGCGGGTCTCGCCGGGTCCGCCACGCGGCGTCGGATTGACCAGCGTCAGGATTCCGGCCTGCTCTTCGATCGCGATCGAGGTCGTCGGCACGGGTGCTTCGTTGAAAAGACCGAGCGAGCCGAGCCGACCCGGCACGAAGGGAAGCTTGTTGATCGAGTCGGTCAGCGACACAAAGTTGAAGGCGTCGTTGTTAAAGACGTCGAGGATCTGTTCCATCATCTATTCCTTGCGTTCTCGATCCTCAGCGCACCACGATGCCTGCTGCGCGCAGCTGATCCCACTTGGCGGATTTTTTGGCGTCGTCATCGACACTGGCGTCGTAGATGAGCCCGAAGCGGTTCACTTCGGCATGGCGCATCACGCCGACGGCGAGCGCGTCGGCGTCTGTCGCATCAACATGGCCGACCAGGATGGCCGACGCTGTCTCCGAGCCATCGGCGGCGGTTTCCGGCGATGGCACAAATTTGCTGCTTGCGGTCACCTGACCGAGCACGGTGCCGGGTAAAAGCTTCCCAGCGCCCGAGGCAATCACGATTCGGTCGCGCGACAACCGACCCTCGGCATCTTCGGAAAGGATGAAGTTACCGTCATGGGGGATCTCAGAGAGCACGGTCATAAAGTTCTCCTGTTCGCCGCATCGATCGGTGCGGACGCGCTGGTCTTGAAGCTGAGCCCTTATGCTTGACGAATTGACTCGTACTGCCGCATGAAGGGCAGAGCATCTCGCGAGTTTTCTTTCCGCGTTTGCGGGTGAGGAACGATTCGATGTTAGAGCGCTGGACGCATTGGGCGCGCCTCGTCAAGCGAGATGCACATGCTCTTTATCTCGCCGCCCGTGATCCTCGGGTCCCTTGGTACGCCAAAGCGTTGGCACTCGCTGTCGCGGCTTATGCGCTATCGCCTATCGACCTAATCCCAGATTTCATTCCTGTCCTTGGATACCTGGATGATCTGATTATCGTGCCAGCGGGCATTGCGTTGGTAATAAGACTTGTGCCACCCGACATCATGGCTGAACACCGTGCTCTTGCGGTGGCAGCTCAAGATCGGCCGGTCAGCAGGATAGGTGCGGCTATTATCGTCGGACTTTGGGTGCTGAGTATTGGCCTCACGCTGTGGTGGGCCAAACGCTTCATATAGTGAACATTAAGCCTTGGTCGGAGCCGTCCTCGTAGAGGACGGACATAAAGCTCTCGTTCAAAGTCTCTACCTTATCGGAAGAGCGCGGATCCTGTCGAAGATCGTGTCCTCATCCGCTTCTGACGTTTCAGAAACATCTGCCGCGTGCGCCGACGAAATTTCCAGACCCAATCCCTGCCTCGGTTCTGGTTCCAACCATGAAGAGATCGCCAAAAGAACCGCTAGCAGGGCCGGGCCTACGACCATGAAGTATGAACCGAGAGGAATTGACCGGCGTTGCATGAAGCGGAAACGCCAGCTCGCCTCCAGTGCTCCACACGACCGTGTCACGCCGTGCTTTACTTGGACGCGGCAGCCACCGCTGCTCGCCGGCGCGCATAAACGTCTTCGGTGCTGATCACGCGTGGCGGCTGATTGGTTGTCCGCTCGCCGCCGGAGCCGAGCTTCGGTTGCACCTCCCGCGCCATAGCTTCGTCGAGACTTCCCTTGGCCGCCGGTGACTTGGCGAGGGCTGCGAGCGCGACCTCTGCAGGGAACGCGGTCTCGAAGGCAAAGTACTGAGCAAGGTTTTCGCGGCCCTTCGCAGCTTCACTCGTCAGAATGCCTTTTATCCGATCCCGTTCCGCCAAGCCGCCACGCTGCGCACCCTCGGTGGCACCCGCTGAACGCGCTTCACTCAGTTGGGCCGCGACGTCATTGCCGGCCTGGACCGGTTCTGCCAGTTCACGGGGGGGCGCGGCTTCGCTTTCGGCCGCAGCGCCCGCGGCGGCCAGGATTACGTCTCGCATTGCTGTCTCCTAATGTCTGGCCTTGATCGCTTTCACGAAGCCGTCGAAGGCCTCCAGTGCATGACCGATGGCGTCGGCGAGCCCGAGCCCAACCGCATCCCGGCCGCGATAGTCCTGCGCCTCAGTCGCCAAGGCGGCTTGCGCGGTGAAACGCGAACCACGGAAACGCCCAACGCTCTCGGCGAACGTCTGCCTTGCTTCTTGGAGATCGCCGACCATTCGCTGGGCAACCTCGTCGGAGAGCGCCTCGTAGGGGTTTCCAGCCATTTTTTGGGCCCCCGCCCGCAGCACCGTGACCTTCACGCCCTGCTGCTCAAGCGCTTTCGACCAGTCGGCATGCAAGGTCACCACGCCGATCGAGCCGGCGCGACCGTGTTCGGGCATGACGATCTGGCGCGCCGCTGAAGCCAGAAGGTAGCCGGCCGACAGGGCATGATCGGTCAGAATGGCTAGCGTTGGCTTTTCGGCCGACAGCCGGGCGATTAGATCGGCGGTCTCAAAAGCGCCGGCAAGCTCGCCGCCAAAACTGTCGACCTCGAACACCGCGGCCTTGATCGCGGGATTGCGTAAAGATCGCAGCACCTGCGCCTGCAGTCCCTCATAGGAAGTCCGCCCGGACATGGCGCCGACATAGGCGCCCTTGTGCACCAGCGTGCCTTCGATCGGGATCAGCGCGACCCCATCGATCGTGTCGAACATGGCTGACCCGTTGGCGTCATATCGCCGACCGGTACGATCGCCGATGCGACCAGCTGACGGCCGGCCATTCTCAAACGCCGCATGATCGACGCGTTCGCCGACGCCCTCCAGCACCACACCGCCCTCGACGATCCGTCCGCCGATGCCGGCGAGCGCAGCATCGAGCTTGCCCGGATGCATCAAGAGTGGCGTGTTGAACACACGCGCGGCCAGTTCAGGGCGTAAGATCATGCCAGCGCCTTTTGCCGATTGGCTGGTAAATCTTCTTCATTGTCACCGGATGGCGCAGCCTTACGATCGAACATCGCGTCGGGGTCGAGCCCAAGCGCCAGCATTTCTTTTCGCTCGCGCGCCCGCTGCTGGATCGTCTCGAGATAATCCTCGCCCTGTTCGGCGCATTCGCGCTCAAGCGTCGAGAGGCCCGCCGCCAAGCGCTCGGTCGCAGCCGTCGCCTCCTTGTGCGGATCGACCCAGCCGCGGCCGGGACCGATCCATTTGGCCGCGCAATAGGCGGCCTTGGCCTGCGGGAAATCGGGCGCCCCCTTGGGCAGTGTTACGACGCCACGGTCGATAGCTTCTTCCAGCCAGCCAGCATAGATCGGCGCCATAAAAGCTTGCGCGAAGTGCTCCTTGCGGGCGGTGAAGCCGCGCCAGACTTCGAGCAGAGCCGCGCGCGCCGAGGAATAGTTGACCTGGCCCCAGTCCATCGACAGCTGTTCATAGGTCATGCCCATGGCGGCTGCGACATTGCGCAGGCTCGCGCGCTCGAAGGCTTCGAATACGCTGTTGGGATGGTTCGGCTTGGTCAGTGTGACCTTCTCGCCCGGGAAGGTGAACGCGATCTTGGCGCCGCCGACATTGATCGGTGCGGCCTGGTAATAGTCGAGGCGCTGCTGCTGGTAGGCCGACAACTCCTCGCCGCCTCCCAGTGCCGATGCAAACTGGTCATGATCGAACGGGCTTTCGACAAATGCCGCCATCACTGCGTTCAGCACGGCAGCCTGCAGTTCGGCCTCATCGTAGCGCCCGAGCATGCGCAGCCGCTTGACGATCGGCGCCAGCACCGAGACGCCACGATACTGGCCGGCGCGGCCCGGCTCGAAGGCGTGCACCACCACCCGGCGGCCGAAACTGGTTTCGCGCGGGATCCGCTCCCAGGTCCAGAACATCGGGTTGAACACGTTCTGGTCGCCAGGATGCGACCGGCGAATGTGATAGGCGACCGGCTCGCCGTGCTCACCGAGCTCGATGCCCTGCCGGCGCCAGTAGTTATCGACCGCGTTATAGGGATTCGACAGCCGGTCCGGATCGATGACCTGAACCGCAGTTGCATAACGTCCGCCGCGCGGCAGCCAGAGAATGGCGGCGAGCGCCTCGCCATCCATCAGTCGATGACGGAACGCCAGCGCGAGGAGCCCGCCCATGGTCATGCGCCGGCCGGCGTCACACCAGCAATCGGGGTCCTCGGCAAAATCCTTCCAGGCTGCCTCGATGTCGGAGGCCAGATCCGAGGCAACATCCGGATCGATCTTCAGCGAGCGCGCATTGGGTTTCGACGACAAGCGCCAGCCGGCGCCGATCACGGCATCGACTTGCCGGGTGACACCGCCCGACGCCCAGCCGTCGTTGCGGGCGAGATCATGGATCCGCGCCGCCAGCACCGGACGATCCGGCGACAGCGCCGTCTGCGCCGACCACAAGGGCGGGCGCCATTGCGCCAGATCCGGATCGGCAACCGAAGCGCCGGCATAGCCGGCCGCCAGCATGCGCGCTGTGGAACGCGGCGCGGCCGGGACTTTCACGGGACTGCCGTCGGGCCCGAGGAGACTTGCCATCAGAAACTCACCCGGCGGGCAAAGCCGCGACCGTTCAGTCCCAGTTTGCTCCGCAGCTCAGCGATGTAGCCGCGCAGTGTGCTGACATTCTGCGCGTTCCATTCCATGCTCTTGTCGCCATGGCGCATCCGCGCGACGCTACCTTGAACGACAACCGCATGCAGCGCGGCCTCGGCCTCGGCGAGTCGTGCGCGCCAGAGCGTGATCTCCGCTGTCGTCGCCATGTTTCATCGGCCCATGTTGAGCCGCGCCAAGGCGGCGACGCTGGTCACAGGCTTCACCGGCTGCACGGTTTCGGTTTGTAGTCTTGCTTTCGGCTTTGGCTGTCGCGGCTGCGCCGTGTCGGCGATGCGTTGCACGCCCAGCATATAAGCCGCCGCATAAGCCATCGCCTCGCAGTCGAGAAAGTGGTTGTCGCGCGAGCGCTGTATCCAAGTGTAGCCGCCGGAAGGCTTCTTGACCCGGCCTTCGGAGACGATCTGCCGGCAATAGGCCTCCGTGGTGTCGCTTGGCAGATGCCAGCCGCCGGGCTGATCGTCCGGCCAGCGCACGCGTTCATGCACCCAAGATTTGAAGAAGTCGCTGTCGAGACGAACCAGATCAAGACCGTACTTGGCAGCCTTGCCCTTGGGCGTCACGTCGATGCGCTTGACCGACAGCGGCTGGTCGCGATGGTCGAACCCCTTCACCGCATAAACAACGCGTGCGTGCCGCCGGCAGAACTCGTAGACTCGATGCTCTGGCACCTCATCTTTCTTGCCGGGACGAAAGCCGGAATCGATGAAGGCACGGCGGATCAGAAGATCGCCGAACGGGCGTGCCAGCATCTCGGCCAGATCGACCCAGACATCGCCGTGCTCGGTCTCGCCCCAGATCTCATTCTGCTCGATCAACCAGCTTTCCTGGCGCACGCCCCAGCCGCGGACCACGGTGACCAGCCGGTTCTTCTGCACGTCGATCCCGGCGGTCAGCAGCAGCACACCGGCCGGGATATCGCGCGACTGATAGGGCAGCTTTAGCTGCGCCACGTCGGCCCATTCCGGTGCGTCACCGCCGGCCGGCGCCCACAATTCGCCAAAGCCGCCATTGATGACGGTCTGGACTTCTTCCTGGTCGCCCGAGTTCAACGCTTCGACATAGCGGCCGGCCCGCTCGCCGAACGACACGAAAGGCGACGCAAGCCCCGAGACCCAGAAGCTCAGGGTCGTGCCCTCCGGCGGATCGCCGGTCACATCGCCGTTCGGTTCGATCCGCTGCCCTGGCGCCACATAGATGCCGTGAGCATTCATCTCGAACTTGTGCTTTTCCTCGATGACACCGCCACAATTGGGACATTGCAGAAAAGCCTGCCGACGCGCCTCGATCGCGGTGGCGTCGCGTTCGATAGTCTCCTTGCCGCCCTTGGGCGTGATGTCGATCTTCGGGATGACCAGGCAGTCGAACCGAGGGATGAAATAGTCCTCGCAGTGCGGACACGGCCAGGCCCAGTGGTAGCGGGTCCCGCGCTGCCAGAGCTTCCAGATCGGGCTATCCAGCGTCTCGATGTCATCCTGGTCGACCGCCTTCCAGAATTTGAGCCCGGTTGCCTCGTCGTTCTCGATCTCGACCGTGCCCTCAGTCGGCGTTGACGTTACCCCAAGCGTGAAGTCCGCATGGGTATCGCCGCGGACCTCGAGGAGGCGCACAGGATCGCCTTCGCCCTTGATGTTTTTGGCCATGCCATCGCGTTCGTCGACGATGGCTAGTCCCGCCGGATCCGACTTGAGCTGGTTCGCCGAGCCTGCCCAGGCCAGACGCACCGGGACGCCGGAAACGATCTTGCGGGTCTTCTTGTTTTTCTTGCCGCGCGCCAGCTTGATGGACAGACTCGGCGACCGGTTAAGCGCATCATCGAACCGCGGCTCGAACTGATCGGTCACGAAATTGCGATCCGGCCCTGCGTAGATGATAGGCACCGGACGCTGATCGAGCCGCGACAGGATCACGTCGATCACACTATCGGTCTTGCCCATCTGGCCGCCACAGACAAACACCACGGTGTTGTAGCGGGCATCCTCGAAGGCCCGCATGAACGGGATCATGTAAGGCGTCAGCGCCGGGTCCTTTGGTCCGGGCCGGCCCGAGGAGAGCGGATAAACCCGGTTCTCGCGCGCCCAAACGTCAGTCGATACCTTCCTCCTCGGGCGCAGGATTCTCGTCGCCCGATCGATAAGAACGACGGAGTTTTGCGATGCGATCGGCCACTTCGGTGAGCGCATCATCCACTTCTCGCTGCAACTGCTCCCGCTGCTCGATGTTGCGGGTCAAGCGCGCCGGAATCGCGTTGACCCGGGCGACTACAACGCCCGCCACTTCGTCCACCAATGTCATGGCTTCCACCAGAGGCACGAGCTCGCGCTCTGTCTGCGCGACCGCCAGTTCCTCCTTACGGGTGCGAATATCCTGCAGCCGGTTATGAGACGCCGTCTTGCTCGAGCGCCGGGCTTCGTCTTTCAGGAACCGGATATAGCCCTGCACCACATCGACCACGCGGTAGCGGCCACGATCGGTCTTCGCGATCCAGCCCTCCTTGGTCAGTCGCCGGACCCATTCCGGCGTGACCATTAACAGCTTGGCAGCAACCTCGATCGGGATGGTGCCGGCGGCGTCATGGTCGCCGGCCTTTGCTGCGGTTCGCGCCATAATCACCAGACCGATGTATTGGCCACCCTTCAATCCATCCGTCGTGGGCGGAAGGCATGCAAGAGCTGCTGCCTCCCGATAGCCCATTCGTATTGCTTGCGACGCGATGGACCAATAGGAGAGATAACAGGAGCGAGCGTTATGTTGTTCTTGGCAATGGTCTCTTGCTGTTACTCTATAACCTGATCGGCGCGAGCCAACAGAAAGGGGGGAAATTCAATGCCTTGCGCTAGCGCGACATTAAGATTGATCACCAAGTCGAAGCGCGTCGACTGAACGACAGGCAAGTCGCCGGGGTTGGCACCACTGAGAATTCGACCAGAATAAACTCCAATATCGCGGTAGGTATCGGCGAGACGGGTTCCGTAGCTCATCAGGCCGCCTTCCATAGGGAACTCACTAAACTCATAGATAGCCGGTAAACGATGTTGCGCCGCTAGTTCAACGAGTTGAGTGCGTCGACTGTTAAAGAACGGATCAGCCGCGACCATCAGCGCACCAGATCCACCAGCAACAAACCGACCGAAAGCCGCTTCAAACTCTTCTTCCTTGGTCGCATTCGCTACGATAAGCCGAATGCCGAGACTAATGGCGGCCTCTTGTGTGTCCTTCAACCCTCGCGCTGCGTTCGGAAAATTGGGGTTGTTGAGAACAGCAATCGTATCCGTCTTTGGCGCCAATTCGATTAGAAGAGCGAGCCGTTTGGCTGCAAGCGCGATGGTCAGGTGGGTTGCCCCTGTGACGTTGCCGCCTGGTCTATTCAGACTGGCGACATACCCCAGCTTGACCGGATCACCGCCCGTTGCGAACACGACAGGAGTCGACTTGCCGGCCGCTACCAGCCCGGATTGGACCGCGGGGTCGCCGCCGGTTGCAACCAAGACAGCTACGGGCATTTGAACAAGTTCAACTGCAAACCTGGGCAGGCGGCTATACTGACCTTCGGCCCACCGATACTCGATCACGAGGTTCTTGCCTTCGATATAGCCGACTTCTTTCAAACCCTGACGGAAGGCGGCGACAAAATGCGAGAACGGCACGGGTGAGGCGGCGCTTAAAAAGCCGATAACGGGCATCGCCTGCTGCGCGCGGGGCGTAGTCGGCCATAGTGCTACGCCGAGTGCCGCAATGAATTCCCGCCGTCTCATTATCTTCTCGATTTTTCGCTTTGCGGGACCTCAACAGTAGCACCTCTGGCACGGTAGCGGTAGCGGTACCAGCGCCCGAGGCCTGGAAGGGTTCGATAAGCAGCGCCTAAGGCGTATCGGCGTGGTCGCGATTGGCCGCGCGTTTTCGGCTGATCTTACGGTTGGCGGATTGCGCTATTTGGCTTGAGGCACCGAACGGCTGATCCGTTTCCGCGTGCCGCGCCTGTCCTCCCGTCGCTTCCTGCCAACGTTGAATGATGACGTCGACGTATTTCGGATCGAGCTCGATCAGCCGCGCCCGCCGTCCAGCCCGCTCCGCCGCAATCAGCGTCGTGCCTGAGCCGCCGAACGGATCGAGCACGATGTCGCGGCTCTTGGACGAATTGCGGATCGCGCGCTCGACCAGAGCCACTGGCTTCATCGTCGGATGCAAATCGTTCTTGTGCGGCTTGTCGAAGAACCAGACGTCGCCCTGGTCGCGCGCGCCGCACCAATAGTGATCGGTCCCATCCTTCCAGCCGTAGAGAATTGGTTCGTACTGGCGCTGATAGTCAGAGCGACCCAGCGTGAAGCTGTTCTTGGCCCAGATCACAAACGTCGACCACTTTCCGCCGGCCTCTCGGAACGCCTTCTGCAGCCGGTCAAGTTCAGACGATGACATGCAGATGTAGACGGCACCCTTGGTGAGCGCGAGGATATTGACGCAGGCGTCGTACAGAAGGGCGCCGAAGTCCGCGCCAAGGTTGTCATTCAGGATCGGACGATTCTTGCCGCCTAGCTTGTCCTTTGGGGTGTTGGCGTAGTCCACGTTGTACGGTGGATCAGTGAACGTCATATCGGCGAGTTCGCCTGCGAGGACCTTCTCGGCATCGGACAGGACCGCGGCGTCGCCACACAACACGCGATGCTCGCCACAGATCCACAGATCGCCGGGACGGCTGATCGGCTCCTCTGGCGGCTCGGGTGCCTCGTCGAGATCGCCATCGCCGTCGGCATCGACCAGCAGTAGCTTGTCGAGTTCATCCCGATCAAAGCCGGTCAGCGTCAGATCGAAACCGGCCTCGCGCAGATCACCGAGCTCAAGCCGGAGCAGTTCGTCATTCCACTCACTCGTTTCCGTTAATTTATTGTCGGCGATTGCGTAAGCCTGGCACTGCGTCTCGCTCCAACCGTGCGCGACAATCGTCGGCACTTCGCCGATGCCCTCCAGCATGGCGGCCTCAAGCCGGCCGTGGCCGGCGATCAGCATGCCGTTTTCTCGCACGAGAACCGGCATGGTCCAGCCGAATTCCCGGAGCGACGCCCGGATCTGCTCGATCTGCTCGGGCCCGTGAACGCGCGCGTTGCGCGGGTTCACGGTCAGCCGCTCCAAGGGCCAGAATTCGATTTTTGCAGCCGGCCAAGCGGCTGAGGGTTTTTGAGCGTCGTGCATTGATATCGTTGGGCTATTCGTCCGCGAAACCAAACCAAACTGAGGTTTTTCGATTTGGAAAAACGCGCGTTTTCCGGGCGGCGGCGCCACCGCTTGTGAGGCCCCCGAAGGAAGGACCCGTTGAATTGCCGCGAGCCTGCGTCAACGCGGTAGCATGCGTCCGATCTCGTGGCCCACGCGTGCGATGATGCTAGCGACGCCGCTGTGCCAAGCGGCAGCGCTGTAATCTTTCACAAGCTCGCGTCCAAGATTAGGGCCATAGAGCCAACGGATCGGCAGGCGTTTGTTCGACGTGCGAATGAAAGCGCGACCGAAGCGCGGTACAACGAATGCGTGCCGGAAGATGCGGCGCTTGTTCCATGGCGCGGCCGACACGCCCTTACCGCGCTGCTTGCCACCGAACCAGGCAATGTTGGTTTCCTGTCCGCGCGCCTTGAGCTGGTAAGTCAAGGTCGCCGGTGTCGAGCGTATGGTTGCTATTGCTTTGTCAACAGCGCCGTATTTGATGCCGGTCTGCTTGACGAGTGCGCGCTTGACCTGGGTTCGCCCCTTGTCGCCCTCGTGGTTCAATGCCCGCGACATGGCGGTGCGCGCCTGTCCGTCGCCCAAAGCGGCGAGCTGATTGCCGTATCGCGCCAGGACTTGGTCGCTGGCGTTGATGACCAATTTCATCGCGATGATGTGGAGCGTTTCGACCCGTCGCGCCGTCGGTTCGTTGGCGCATTCGTGGACCGTGGTGAAATAGCTAGACTTGCATCGGACACCCGTCAATTCGAAATCGAGCGTCCGGTGCATTTTGTCTGCAAGCGGTTGATCCGACTCAGGAATTGCGACGAGCATCGTTTTCTCTTCGCGTCACCGCGGGTCTGTCTCGCGAATGCCGTAGTGCTTCATCAGAACACCGAGGGCTGCGAGCAGAATTCCTTGCGCACTTTCCTGCCGCACCGGTCGTCCACTCCACCCCCGTCGAAGTGCCCACTCGCGGATCGACGTCTGCATGCCGACGACGTGCCAGACACACGAGCCGGCCGGTGAGCCGTGTCCGCCAAGGGCGTCGAGTGCTTTCGCCACCCGTTCGCGTGCGGCAATCTGAGTGTCCGTAAAGTCAGCCGGGCGATATTTGCCCGGAGCTGGTCTTGCCATGAGCATCAGATTGGATCGTGGCATAGAATCGAAGCAGGCGATCGTGAACGCCGCCTGGAAGTCACGCGCTGCGTCATGCATCGCGGGTGTGATGGTGCCGGAGCGCAGCATGAGCCCGAGCGTGTCGACGGTCCGGTGATGCGTGACCTCAATGCCGTTGGGATCGAACTCGATCACTTCACGGAGGTTCTGCTGCGCAATTGCTGGACGCGAGGAGCCGCGCTTCACTCGTGATTTGAGTTTTCTGTTCATTGATTCCTCGTGAGACCGTTCGAAGTTTTGAGGACGCGTGTCCCGTACAGCTTCTCGCCGAGTTGCCGAACGAACTCGCGCTCCGGCCAGTTGAGCCGTTGGTCGTCGACCGACACCGCAAGCAGGCCCTGCTCACGCCAGCCGTCCTGCTTGACCTTCTCGGGCGGCCGCCGCTCGCCGCCGTATCCGGGAAGAGACCACCTCATCGCGTCACCTCTGGCAGCAGCGCGGCGTAGCCGATGACGTCCGTGGCGCTGTCGCGGTGCGAAGGATCATGTGCGAGCCGCACCAGCTTGAGATCGAGCATGCAGAGCACGACCTGCGCCGGCGTGACGCTGTGCCCCAGCGTGAGTGACCAGCGTGCGGCGACTGCCGCCATGGAGACCGCGGGGTTGCCGTAGGCCGCGTCGCGCTGGGCTTTAACTTTGGCGGCGTGCCGAAGCATCGGTGACGCTCCTGTGCGATTGCATCGCCTTTGCCGTTCAGGAGGTCGTCGCATCACGAGACCTCCTGTTGCATCGGGATGGGTATCGCCTGCGCGACGAGATCGATCACCGCGCCAATTACGGATGCGGGCTCGGCGTTGCCAAGCCGGCCCATGCTGGCGGCGAGATCAGTCGGCTCGACACCATGCTGCAGTAGCAGCGAGACGACGACGCAGGCGTCGGCCAACAGCCCATCCATGGTCGATCCGGTTCGCGTGCCATGGGTGAACACTTCGCCCGGTCGGCCGTCGGGATAGAACCCGACGGTGACGGTGAAGCGGCTGCCGGCATGCTCAAGGTCTGAGGTCGCGGCGAAACGGCGGTTGGGGAGGCGGGCTCGTGTCATCGCACACCTCCCTCGGTCTCGATCGCCCACAGCAGAATGGCGATGGCGTCCGCCTCGTTGTCGTCGGCGGGCGTAAATCCACGCGCGCGCACGGCAGCTACCACGGCTTGCTTGTCTGCGTTGCCCTTGCCCGCGATGAAGCGCTTGAAGGTGCCGACGGGGACGCCTTGGTAGGCGACGCCGCGCTGTTCGCACCAGGACGAGAGCGTCGCCAGCAGACCGCCGAACACATGCGCCGCATCTGTGCCGACATGCCGGCGCACCTCTTCGAAATGCACAGCGCCCAACGGTCCCACATCGGCGGCCATGCCATCGAGCCAGCTGCGGAAGCGCAGGTAGCGGATCCCGCCACCGTCGTAGCGGCTGGGGCGAAACGATACCGTGCCGCTGTTGATGATGCCGGTACTGGTCCGCAGAGCGAATCCGGTAATGGTGCCGAGATCGAGGGCAAGGATCGAAGCTTGTGCGCGATCCAGAATTTCTGCAGCTGGTGGGATTGCATTGCCGGCAGGCAGAGTCAGAGTCGTCGAAGCCATGAGTGGTCTCCGTTCAGGGAATCGTTCGTGGTGGAGGGCGACGGCGGTCTGGTGCTTGGCTGCGCGGGCCGCCGTCGTCTGTTCAGAGGTCTGTCATCACGGCGGACCACGGGGCCGTAGAGTTTGCCAGGTCATCTTTCGGGTGAGGGCCACGCACCCTTTGGGGCGTGGCCTCTCCCTACGTAGTAGGGAGGGTTTCGCACCTAACTCCTCGACGTTGATCAACATGCTGATTTCCTTTGAGATTTTCAGATGACGGAGGAGTGAGGGAGGAGTTAGGGGCCTAACTCCTCATTTCAGCTAACCCGTTGATTTCATTGCATCAGGAGTTCGGGAGGAGTGAGGAGTTCGGCCTAACTCCTCAGGAGTTAGGTCATTGTCGACGTCCTGTGGGTAAACCCAGACGTGCGGGTTTTCGACGTTGAGGCAGGCGCCCGACTGCGGACATTTGTAATGACTGGGCAGGACTGACTGCGCGCCAAGGACGATCTCACCGGTCAGCGGATCGACGCGGTCCTCCGGCATGAAGTGCATGCCTTCGATGCAGAGATAACCGAATCGCGAGCGCATGACGGGATAGCCAAAGGCCGTGCCATCGCGGAGAAACTTGACGAAGCCTTTGGTGGCGAGAACGCTGAGACGCTCCCGGATCGTATGCTTGCTTCCGAGGCCGCCCTTGTTCTCGAACGCCTCAGCGAACTGCATGGTGGAGTAGAGGCGGCCTTGCGCGGCCTCCTCGAAGATCAGTCCGAGAATGACGTCGCCTTTGCGCAGCCGTTCCGCATCGTAACGTTCGCCGACTTCCTTGCGCACCAGCCGTTCGTTCATCGGGTTCAGCTCAATCCAGCGGCCGTTGACCTTATCGATCAGCTTGGCGGGCAATGCGGGTCCGTTGCGCAACTCGATTTCGAGTCGTCGTGCGGTACTCGCCTCATCTGGCCGGTGCATCAGTAGCCCTGAGGTGTAGAAGCCGCGGAGCGCGCTTGCGCCCGAGAGCGCGAGGAACGGATCGTCCTTGACCTGTTGTTTGCCCGCCTTACGAGTGTGATGGACGAGGATCACGCCAGCATCCGCGTTGACCATGTCTCTCAGCACCTCGACACGATCCTTCAGGAAGAACATCATCGCGTTGTTATCGTTCTCGCCCCCGCCATCGGGTCCGCCGTCGAACAGGTTTCGGATCGGGTCGAGGCAGAGGACGTCGGGGGCTGCATCGGGAAAGGCGGCACGGATCGCATCCGCAACGCGCGGAACGCCGTTGGCGTCGAGCAGGAGCTTCAGCTTCGGTGTAACGACGAATGTGTCGCGCGCGGCGGCCATCATCGACGCATCCAGGCGGATGCTCTGCATGCGCTCGCGCAGATAGTGGTACTGGATCTCCGCCTGCAGGTAGAAGACCCTGAGTGCCCGAGGCGGCGTGAAGCCAAGGAACGACGCGCCGGTTGCCATATGGACAAGCCAGCTGATCAGGAAATCGCTTTTGCCGACCTTGGGCGCGCCGCCAAGCACGAGGAGCCCGCCCGGCGTCAATACGCGCGGGCCGATGATGTCGTCGGGCATCGGGCTCGTGTCGTCGAGCAGCGCACCGAGCGTGAAGGCGGGCAGCGGCGCTTCCGCCGCTGCGGTAGGCTCAGCCCGGAGGAGTGGTGGGCCGTTTCTTTCGACATGGCGGGCCCAGAGGCGATCGGCCTCCCGCTTGAGGCGATCGAGCGGCCAAGCAGGCCGCAGCATGGCGGCGTTGTACTCACAGATCGCCTCCCATCCGTCGTTGGGACTGATGCGGCCCTCGTGAACCTGACGGATGTAATGACCGATGGCGGCGCTGGCGCCCTCGAACCGGGTCCACGCATCATGGCCCCCCTCATGAACGGGCGTCGTCAGAACCCGGCCGATCGACGGCTTTTGAAGGGCAGCCACAGGCTCGGCGCCGCCGAACGCGAAGGGCGGCATCGCTTCGACCCGGTCGGCAAACTCGCGCAGGTCGACTTCGAGGCGTGCATTGTGCTCGCGGATCGCCACGACCCGCTGAAAACCTCCTTTGTGGTAGACGGAGCCGGCAACACGGATAGGCTGGTGCGCCGAGCGGAAATGCGTATCGCCGCCGATCTTGACGGCGATGTCGCCGCGCAAACGGCATAGTTTCGCAAGGTCCTCGCCGACCGCAGGTTCGGTCAGCTTCCACCAGACATGCAGCTTGTCGATGCCCTCCGGCGTGCGGCCGCCGCTTTCGACGGTCAGGGTGGGTTGACCGAGGTAATCGACAAGGTGCCGGTATTTGCCCGCGATGTCGCCAGCATCGAGATCGACGACGATGGCCTGCATCTGCGCCACGTCGGCGGCTTTGGCCTGACCGTTCTGCGCTACGACGCCCGGAATGACATAGACGGCCGCACCCTCGCGCCAGGCCCATGCGGCGAAGGTGCAGAGCTTGCTGACGGCGTTGGTGTTCGCCTCGATCCAGATGTTGTGTGGCCGGCCGTCGAAACCTTGCCCCTTGTCGACGAAGCCGCGAACCGGGATCAGGCCCTCGCAATAGCTGAACACGACATCGAGGAAGGCGGCGACCTGTTCGCGGTCGGGCTCGACACCGAACGGATCAGTCATGATCGGGGCGTCGTTGAAATCTCGCCAGGGGTTGAAATGAATAAGGTTGTCGTCGGTCACGCCGGGAGCTCCCAGCAGCGCTGCGACCAGGGGCAGAGCCGGCATTCGTGGAAGTCGCGCTCGCGGGCGATCCGCGGCAGGAGGTCGCCGGCCTCAGTCGCCTGCAGGATGCGCACGGCGCGGTCGCTCATGCGCTGGGCGAGCGCGGCGTCGAAGGGGAGAAGCTCGTGGTGGAGCTCTGCCGTGTCCTTGTTGATGGCGGTGAATAGCGCCGGATTGGCGCAGATGCCCGGCACGGCCGCGTCCATGTAGGCTTGATAGAGTGCGACCTGGGCGGCATAGACCGGCTTCGCGATGGCGACGCCCTTGCTGACGGTTTCTCGCCAGTTGCGCGCGTTCATGGTCTTGCATTCCCACAGCGCCGGAAAGGCGAGGCCCGGTAGCTCGGGACCATCGGCGAGGATGCCATCGACATGGCCGCGGATGCGTCCGCCAGCGACACTGAACCCGAACTGCTCGCCGTCGCCACGGCGTGTGTAGAGTGCGAAACCGGCGCTGCGCAGCCATCGAATGGCGACATCTTCGAGCGCATGGCCGATGCCAAAGATGCGCAGGGTCTGACCGTTAAAGTCAGTGCCTTCGTCCTTGGGAGCGCCAGCGAACTCGAATTGAAGCGCTCGCTCGCATGCATGGCCAAGACGCGAGCCGCCGAGATATTCGCGCGGCGCTATTCCCGCGCGTTCGGCGACAAGCGCGTTGTCGATTGTTTCGTTCACCAGCTCAGCGAACTTCGGACGGGAATTGTAATCGAGCATCAGAATGGCACCTCCGGCGCGGTGGCGGCGATGTCACGCATGGCATCCTGGAAGCCACTGACGGCGACCTCGATCAGCGTCAGCACCTGGCTCTCGGTAAGGTCTGTGAGCCGCGTCTCCCAGCCGATCTCCTGCATGACCTCGGCCACCGGCTTCAGGGCGGCGAGGATCGCCATGTGCTCATCTTCGGTGAGATCAATCATGGCCGATGACCTCTGCCGTTCGGTCCAGAAGGTCTGGCAGGGAAGCGAGCAGAACCAGGCGCGCGGCCGCGGCCGGCTCGTTCGCCACGGATCGGACCATCCGAAGCCGCGCGCCGGGTGGCGGCAGACGGCGCAGAGCTCGTAGCGCGGATGCCAGAGCCGGCGCCGCTGCGATACTGTCTGGGAGACAGAAGAGTTCATCGCTCGGTCTCGTCATGCTGCCCTCGCCAGGCTTTCCTGCTCGGCGCCGAAGACCAGCCCGCGAATGGCAGCTCGATTGAAAGAGAAGGTGATGAGGGCCGAGGCCTGGTAGCGCGTGAGCCCATAGTCCTGCCGGTAGGCGGGCGGCAGCAATGACAGCTGCTTCTCGGTCGGTGGCAGCTTGAGCCACCCACGGCTTTTGTGGGCGCTCTCGTCGGTCTCGCTCTCGTTGAGCCAGTCGTCGGCGGCTGCAAGGCAGACGGCGCGCTCACCGACACCCAGGAGGCGCGGCTTCTGCCGCTGCACGCCGCCCACGCCGTACCAGCGGCCGTTGAGGAAGAAGACGCCGCCCCAGGCGTTGAAGCCGTTGGCGACCAGCGCTGCATCGTCGCCGAACAGATCGCACCAGCGAAAACTCGACCGCTTCAGGAGGTCAATCTCGCTCATGATGAAATCGCCGAGCGGCGGCGGAGCCTCGCCCGTCTTCCGCTCCCACACATATCCGCAGAGCGGGCATTCCGTTGCGGCAAGCGGGATTTCGGCCTCGCATTCCGGGCAGGTTTTGGTGGGTGCGACGCCGTTCGCCTCGGGCCCGTCGAGATCGATGTCCTGTTCCAGCGTGCCGTGCAACAGCGTCGAGGTGCCGAAATCGAGCACGATGCAGTCGGACTTGATGACGCCGAAATGCTCCTGCGGGTTCACCGGGCGTAAACCCCTGCCGACCATCTGGATCATGGTCGACTTGTAGGAACTGGGGCGAAGCAGCACGATACAACTCGTCGGCGGATGGTCCCAGCCCTCGGTCAGCACCGCTACATTGGCAATCACCCGTGCCTTGCCGGAGGCGTATTCGGCAAGAGTTGTGCGGCGCTCGGCCTCGCTCATCTCGCCCGTGACCATCACCGCCGGAACGCCGGCCTGATTGAAAGCGCTGCAGACGTTGCTCGCGTGATCGATGGTCGAGCAAAACACGACCGTCTGGCGGTCGGTCGCCTTCTCGCGCCAGTGCTCGACCACGGCCTCGTTGATCGGTGCGCGGTTCATGACACGGTCGACCTCGCCCATGTCGAAGTCGGCGGCCGTCCGCCGCACATTGGCGAGTTCCTCCTGCACCCCGACATCGATCACGAAGGTGCGTGGCGGCACGAGATGACCAGAGGCGATCAGTTCGCCGATCCGGATCTGGTCGGCAACATTGGAGAAGACGGGCCGCAATCCCTTGCGGTCCCCGCGGTTGGGCGTCGCCGTGACGCCGTAGATCCGGCAGTCGGAGTTCCTGTCCCTCGCCTGATCGATGATGCGCCGGTAGCTGTCGGCCGCCGCGTGATGCGCCTCGTCGATTACCAGAACATCGAGCGCTGGCATGTTGTCGAGATTTGCCACGCGCGCCAGCGTCGGCACCATCGCGAAGGTGACTTGGCCCTGCCAGCTCTTGTTCGCGGCATCGACGACGGAGGTTGTGATGCCGGGGTTCACCCGGCTGAACTTCGTGCGGTTCTGCTCGGTGAGTTCATCGCGGTGCGCGAGAACGCAGGCCTTCGCCCCGGTGCCGCCGACCATTTCGCCGGCAACCGCGGACAGCATGATGGTCTTGCCGGCGCCGGTGGGTGCGACGGCGAGTGTATTGCCGTGCTCGTGCAGCGCAGCGAGGCTGCGCTCCACGAAGCGTTTCTGGCGCGGACGAAGCAGCATGCTGGCCTGCTCCTCACTGCGCCCAGGACGGCCGCGGGCTGGCAGCGCGCGGAGCTGCTGCAGGAGCCTGTGCGTGAGGCTGCGGGGCAGGGGAAGGGGCCGCCGGTACTCCCATCAAGGCTGCATATTCGCGGTGATCGGGCGTCACAGCCGTGCGGATGTCGTTCTTCTCGTCCCCGTTGGTATCGGTTCCGACGTCGATCCGGGCGACGAACTCGATCCCGTCGAGATCGGCGAACCCCGCAATGCGCCGTGCCGCTTGCGCCTGTGGCGAGTTGTCCTTGTTGGAAATGCCACGAGCCGAATTGAGCATGCCACGGATGAGGCCACGTCCCATGTTGCCCCAATCCGGTCCCTTTGGGCTGTAGAGTCCGATCAACGCGAACACCTTGCGTCGGGCGTAGGGGCCCTCCAGCACCGTGAACTCGCCGTTGAGATACACCGCGCCGCCGGAGCCGCGGGTGGCGTAGCCACCGGTCCATCCCTGCGATGGATCGTCGAAGCCGCCGGGGCGGATGGTCAGCCGCACCTTGGCGAGCGTTCCCTTTGGAATCAGGTTGGGATTTTGCTGGGCGTCGTTAAAGTCGTTCCACGAAGCGGTCATGGCGTGCCTCTCGATCATGCGGGGGTGGATGGAGTGGGGATGGTGGGAGCGGCCGGCCGGCCGAACTCCAGCCTCTCGGTTGCGGGCTTGACTGGTCCGCGGATCTTCTCGAACAGGCGGCCAAGATGCGGCTCTTCGATCATGTCGAGCCGCCCGCTGCGATCCTTGGCCGGATAGCCCCACGGATTGAGCGTGTGACAGATGAAAGCGCGTCGAAGCTTGCCGTCTTCCTGCTTGATGGCCGCAAGCGTCAGGACTTCATCGACGATGCCCGGCAGTTCGAGGCCGGTCTTCGAGCCGTCGATCTGCGGCACGAAAAGCTTGCGATTGAAGTCATCAAGCTTTTCATCGAGGATCCCGACAAAGATCACGTTCTTGAAGCGCGTGTGCTGCAGGTGGGTCAGCCAGGCGATCATCTCGCGACCGTGCAGGCCATAGGCGCCGCGGAGGTCGGGTTTGCCGGTTTTTTCCGACAGCGCCTCGGGCTGGCCCTTGCACCACTGGAAGCAGAGCCGCCCCGCGACCGTGATGCTGTCGACGAACACGGTGTCATAACGGTCGAGAACAGCGGGGTCGCCAAAGCGGGTGCAAACAGCCTCGTAGTGCGCCTGGCTGTATGCCTGCTCGTCACGCAGCGCGGGATTGGGGCCGCCGATGAACACCGCGAAATCACGACATTCGACCCACGTGCGCGGCCGGATGGTGTCGCCACTCCAGCCCTCGACAGCGAGGTCGCCGGCCTCCAGGTCGTAGAACAGCGTCGTTGAGGCATCCAGCGTCCACAACAGACTGGTCTTGCCTTGTCCGCTGCCGCCAAAGATGGCGGCCTTGATGCCTCGGTTTTCCGCCATACGCTGGTCAGCGGAGATGATGGGGAGCGTGGACCTGGCCATTGTCGATGCGAAAGGACCGGTCATCGTTCGCCACCCAGCGGCTGAATGGAATAGCTCGGCTTGCCGGTCTTCACTGTGCGCGCCGGCATGAACAGCTCGCGCAAGGGGCGCGGCCAGTTGGCGAAGGCTGCCTCCGAGACCTCGAGCTTGGTCTTGACGTAATCCGAAGGATCATCGCCCCAGCCGGTGCGGATGATTTCCGAAGCGTGCCGGAGCTTGTCCTGATCCCAGCTCACCCGCTTGGGCAGATCGGCAATGACGACAAAGCCGTTGTCCTCAAACCGAACGGTGCCGGCGTCCTTCCCGGCCTCGGCACGACGTTGCGCCGCGCGGGTGCCATAGCGCCGGTCGAGCGCCGCATCGAGCTTGTCCTCGATCCGTCGCAGCGCCGCCTTCTGCATGGCAAGGTCATCGAGCAGACATGCAAGCTCTGGCGCGGAGACGAGAGCGAGGTCGGCAACGTCCATGTCGCGGATATGCTCGGTCAGAATGATCGGAGCGTTCATGGTGCGGACCTCACGCTGCCATCTTGAGCGGGGCGATGCGCGGCGATCGCATCGAGGCCATGCCAAGCCGGCCCAGAGCCCGAACCGCAAGGTAGAGATAGTCGTGCGGCCCGATGCGCTTCTGCACCGGGAACACCAGGCCCTGTTCCGACGCCACCATCACGCGGTTGGCGACAGTCGCCAGACGCCGGCGATCGACAGACCTCAGCACGCCAGTGCTCTCGCAACGATCAAGCGCGAGATGGCCTCTGTAATAGGCGATGCAGTCATGTGGCTTGGCATCCACGATCCAGTCGACGAGCCGGTTTTCGTCGAGGGGCACGGCATGGCGAGTGATCGTGCCCGTCAGGTGGTTTGAATAAGCTGACATCGAGCAAAGCTTTCTCGTTCGGCCCGAGCTTGAAGCTCGGCCGTGAATGGACATCGGATGTGTGTGTGGTGGACCGATCAGCCCGGAGGCGATCGCTCCCTTTACTCTTTAGGTAGCGACCGAGACCTCAGATTTTCCCAGAAGGTCGTGACTGCCGGGACGCATTGAATGTGAGTTGGGCGCATCTTGATCCTCCCGTGTTCCTGTCGGGTCCGCGCTGTGGGCGACATCACCGACAACGCCTTAGTAGCGATTGAGACTGCTGATCGCTCCCAGGAGGTCCAAGGATTGAGCGATGATCGACGAGTTCTAGCGTGAACATGCGGTAACGGATTTCACGAAGCCGCCGATAGAACTCGCTGGTGGACAGGCCCGAACGGCGCTGTGCGGCTGGGAGGTCGCCATCCTCGAAAAGTGACAGGCGTGCGACCAGAGCGAGATCCTCAGGCAGCACAGCGATGAAATCGGCAAGCAAGAGTGGGAGCTGCAGCGTCGGCTCGACATCGGGGCCGATCCACTGCTGTGCCTCGATGAGTTCGCCGAGCGTGGTGGTTCGCACGCTACCGGCCGGCTGATCGGTCGAGCCGCCCCACATCCGGAACTCAGCTCCAATCTTGTCGGCGACCCCTTGCGCTGCCTGCCGCGCGATGCGGTCCGCGAACGACGACCAAGCGCCTCGTGCAGGATCGAAGAAGCGCCGGCGCTCGATCAGCGCGAGTAGGATGTCCTGCTCGACGTTTTCGCGGTCCGCCTCCGAGAGCCGCATGGTGCGCGCGACCCGACGGGTGTGATAGGCGGCGGCGCCCATCATGGTGCGCAGCGACTGTTGATCGAATGACTGGGCGGGTGCCGGGGCTGCTTCGGCACTCCTATCGGAGACGGGCGCTGCCGAACCGATTGGAGGAATAGTCATTTTTTCCTCCTATTTCGGACGCTACTTCCATCGGCAGCCTCCAACTGCTCAATAAAGGCGAGGACCTTGTCGGCGGTGGCGAGCGTGGGAGACCGTCCACGCCGCAGATTGAGGATAAACGACGCATCCCCAATGGCTTGGCGTCCGAATTCGGTCGGCTTGAAGCCCGATACCTGAAGAAAGGCCTCGACCCTGGCGACGAAATGTTCACTAAATGTTCTTGCCATGGGAGGCATAAAAGCGATATGCAGATCGGGCGTCAACGAAAAGAAGTTGGCAATTTCCTACATCGATGAATCAAGGGGTTACTCCATGGATCTCGATCCGATCAGGCTGAAGGTCCTCGATCTCGTCGAGCGCGCTGGCACCGATCTGAAGAAGGCTTCGCTCGCTTGTGGCAAGAACGCTGCCTACGTGCACCAGTTCATCTATCGCGGCACGCCCAAAATTCTGCCCGAGGACGTGCGCGAGGCGCTTGCCAAGCATCTCGGTGTGCACGATCGCGCGCTGCGCCATCCCGAGGTGCCGCAGCGGAAGGTCCCGGCGCGCCATGAGGATGAGCAAGATGACCAACTGGAAGCTCGCAAGCGTCCGCGGCGATCGGCTGCAGGATTCTCACCGATCACCGAGATCGACATGCGCGCGTCCGCAGGACCCGGCGCGTTTCATGAAGGACTCGAGGAGGCCAAGATCACCTGGCTGTTCCCCGACGAGGTGATCCGCCACGAGTTTCGCGCGCGGCCGGAGGATCTGCATATCGTCACGATCGACGGCGACTCGATGGAGCCCCTGTTGTCGAGCGGCGACCGCATCATGGTCGATACCAGCCGGCGCGTGCCGGCCCCGCCTGGCATATTCGTGATCTGGGACGGCATGGGCGTCGTGGCCAAACGCATTGAGCACGTGGCGCACTCGGATCCAACCAAGATCATCATCAAGTCGCTTAATCCTGAGTACCAGACCTATGAGCGCAATGCCGAGGATGTGAACATCATCGGCCGCGTGGTTTGGGCCTCGAAGCGGCTGTGAGCAACATGCCCCCTGACGAAATTCTCCGGGACAAACTGCGCAAGATCGAGGCGCTGTTCGCCGGCGCAGCGATACAGGGAAAGAGCGCTGGCGGCGAACGGCTCGGCCGTCGCCTTACCGGCGGTATTCGGTAGATTAAGTCGCTGACGAGGACACCGCACGACGGAAAAGGATTAACATGTGGTCCGGTGACTTCGAAATGCCGTGGGATTGGCGCGTGCAGCGCCGAAACGATTGAAGCGACGATCTCC